GTTGTAGGCATATGATAGTTACTACCATTTTTAGCAATGTAGATACTCACTGCCGATATAGGTCGTTGATAGAAGTTTCCTGCATCCACAAACACCTTTTCTGTCACATCTACTGGAGTAATTCGTTTAGGATATTCTACTTCATCATATTTCCATGTTTTTATATAGAATTTATCTCCAATACGTTTTAAGCGCATATAAATTACTATATGTTTCCATGTATAAAACTTAGGTGCGTTTGTATAACTGTATATCATCTTTTGATTACCGTTTTGGTCGAATAGTGTTACATGTATTGTGCCAATATTTTGCGTTGCTCTAGGGTTGCTATAACCAATAGAAGCAATCACACGGTTATCTGTGTCATATATATACTGCGTTGCATGTGTTGCACCTTTTTTACCTTGATTAACGTGTATTTTAACTGTCGAACTAAAATCTTGAGTACTTTTACCGAATGAATGCTTATATTCTGCACCATTCCATCCACTCGTGCCTGTAATACTGTTTTCATCAAGCATAAAAGCGTCTTTTGAAGAACTCATTGCCATAGAACCACCAACTGTTCCACCAGTTACATTATCGTTAATAGTACCGTTAGTGACTTTAGTCCATCCAAAGAAAGAACGCATCTCATCATTAAATAAAGTCGGTGTATAATCTTCGACTTTCTTATCTAAATCATCATCACCTATCATGAAATAATCTTCATCATTCTTCGTGATAGAGAAATAACTCGCATTCTTTAATGCTGTTGCTTGTACAATAATAGGACTGTCGGCTGTCCCTGTACTAACTACTGATACTTGATCTGAAATAGCTGTGTTTTTAGTACCTTCTACTGCATATTTGTATGGATCAGCTAAAACAACGTTGATACTGAATTGCCAAAAAGTTTTACTATACTTTTCTAACTCGATTGGTCCTTCAAAATAAGCGTTCCAATACCATTTTTGTGATTTAAATTGTAAAGAGACTGAATGATCGTAATCAAAAAACTTAACAAGTTCGTTCAACACATCATCATGTGTTTTTATACCATCAGATGAAAGATAATCATTTCTCACTATTAATGGAAGTTCAAATTTGTATTCTTTCAATTGTCTTTGTTTTACTATACTCCCACTTCGACCTAGTATTTCTTCAGTTTCAATACCAAAATTAAAAGAGGGTATTTTAAACCCTCTTTCAACTACTAACCATGGAAGTGTTTTGTTATTAACTTTTATTGTATCAATCAATTATGTGACCTCCCCTGGTTTAAATCTTGATTTTCTTTGTTTTTGTCTATTGTATTTGTCAATAGAATTAAAAACTTGTTGTTCGTGTGTATATTTGTCTATCGTTGGTTCAAAGTTTTTATCTGCAATCGTTTGATTACTTGTCACAATTTGAGTTAATAAAGCAATTTGTTGTTGTTGTGCTTGTAGCATTTGTAACAACACATCATTATCGTTACTTCCACTTGGTTTTGGTAACGAATTAGGTCGTTTATTACCTCTTGTACTACTTTTTTTATCAATATCTTGTGCTGCAAGTGCTAGCATTTTCATAGCATCGCTACGTCTAGCTGGATCAGTCGGAATTATCCATTCAGGATAACCTCCTTCTGCAATGTTGTACCAACCAGCAGATTTGATTAAGCCACCTGTGGCAAATCTTCTGTGTCCTCTTGGTCCCCAACCACTACGACCATATTGAATGTCGTTTTTCCAGTTAGAGTTGTTAAAGAACGCAAGCAATTGATCATAACCACTCTTAATATTGCCATGACCTTTTACTGCATAACTTCTAAACGTACTAGGTACATATTGTAGTAGCCCCTGAGCAGGTGTGCCACGTAGATTGTTTATATCTCCGATGTTGCCCTGTGTAATACCTGCGTCGCCACCACTTTCACGTTGAATTTGTGCGATGATACCATTAATTTGTGCATTTGTAGGGTTTACTTTCATTTTTCGTGCTGCTTTTACAATGGTTGAACGCCATTTGCTTGGTGCTTGTTTGCCACCTGATTTACCACCGCCGTTATGTGTTTTTAGCCATTTAGTAGGGTCGAACGCTCTACCGTTTCTTTGCATTTCATAATGTAAATGAAGTCCTGTTGAACTACCAGCGTTTTGTCCGTCCTCTCTAGGATCGCCACCGGATACGCCTAAAAGTGTACCTGGTCTTACTTTTTTAGTACCATTGAACGCTAATTTGTGTAAATGGCCGTAAATTGATTTCAAATTACCGTTAGTGATTTCGACGTGTCTACCAAAACCACCACTCCAACCGTTAAATGTTCTAGCTGTACCTGACATAGTAGAATAAACTTTATCGTGTTTGTAGTTTATATCTAATCCATAGTGAGGTCGTGCGAATGGATAACCAGCTGCTCTTGCTGCTGCCGCTGTTGGTGCAAAGCCGAAGTTAATACCTTTTGAAAGGTCGATATATCCACCGTCGCCACCACCAGCTTCTTCAAACCATTCTTTAACTTTATTAACGGCTCCCTCTTTTAGTTTTTTAAACATACCTTTCATAAGGTTAAATGGTAATTCAGCGCCTTTAGGTATGCCAAATGAAGCCATGTTAATACCGAAGCCTTCGAATACTTTTTCTAATAATTTTTTTGGCTTTTCTATCCAATCTAGTACATCGCCAATTTTATCGGATAACCAATCTTTACCTTTTTTAGCGGTGTTTAACGCACTATCAACAACTGCTTTTCCACCTTCTACAACCTTACCAGTCATAGCTTTGACGCCGTCTTTAGTTTTTTGAGCTACGTCGCCCGCTAAATTGTCATCTTTTTTATGTTTTTTTGGCTTTTTGCCTCCACCTAATAAATTGCCAATAGCTGTACCTATACTGAATTTAGGTATTGTACCGCCGTTAAATTGTGGTCTATTAAGTAAACTATGCGTTTGTGCGCCATTTAAAATACGAGTTCCTTTTGCAAGTGGAATTGTTGTATCTGTAGCTGGTGTAATGAAAGCCTTACCGCTAGGCGGAATGACTGTTTCATGTCTAAAACCACCTGGACCATTGCCTGGCCCTTTATCTCCCACAGTAGCTAAAGTATTTTGATTAAGTTTACCTTTTGTAATGTAGCTTTGAGTGTGTGTACTTTCAGTACCAGTATGGAATTTAATTGGGTCAATTTTAGGCATATCTAATTTTTTAGCTACCCAGTTGACACCATCTATTAATTTATTCAAACCTTTTTTAACTGCTGTAACCATTCCAGTAATATGGCCTTTAATTTTTCCAATAATGTTTTTAAGTCCACCATTCATATTATTGAATGTTCTTCGAACACTATTCCATAAGCCTTTAGCCATGTTAATTGTTGTATTCTTGATACTTCTCCAAGTATTGGACATGAAACTTTTCACTCGATTAAAAATGTTACGAGTGCCACGAGATAAACTATTCCAAGTATTTTTAACACCTGACCATAAACCTTTAGCTTTATTTACTACCGATTTTTTTATAGCCGTCCATTTTTTAATAAGCCACACTGCTATGGATGCCATGATTTTAATTGTTCCAGATTTTAAGGAGTTCCAAGTTCTTTTAACTCCAGACCATAATTTTTTAACTATATTGACTACACTTTTTTTAATAGAAAGCCATTTTTTGATTAGCCAAACAGCAACAGAAGCTATAATTTTTATTGTGCCTTTTTTAAGACTATTCCATGTATTTTTAACACCTGACCATAGTCCTTTAGCAAGTTTAACAGTAGTATTTTTAATGCTACGCCATACATTAGACATGAAGTTTTTTAGCTTATTAAAGATATTGCGCGTTACTTTAGATAAACTATTAAATGCATTTTTTACGCCACTACTTAAACCTTTAGCTAATTTTATTGTTGTGTTTTTGATAGCTGTCCATGTTCTTGTGATAAAAGCTTTTAAATTAGCTAGTATTTTTCGAACACCATTATACATGCCTTTAATAGCATTAATAACGCCGTTTTTAATAGCAGTCCATATTTTGATAGATATTGCTTTAATACTTTGCCATAGACGAGTGATGAAGTTTTTCAACGTATTAAGGATGTTTCTAGCTGTGCTGACCAATGTTCGAATAATGGCTAGCACTCCAATTTTTAAGGCAGTCCATAATTTAATAGCAGTGTTTTTGATACTTGCCCACAATGCAGATAGGAAACCTTTTAAAGTTGAGAAACTATTTTTTGCTAAAGCTACGAGGCTTCGAATGATTACTAATACACTACTTTTAATTGCAGTCCAAATTGCAATGGAAATATTTTTAATTCCATTAAGAATAGCAACTATAACATTTTTTAATCCAGTAAATAAAAACTTAATAGTGGCTACTAACACTTTAACTATTCCAAGCGTTACATTTTTTACTATCGTCCATATTGTTCTAAAAGAATTAATGATCAATTGTCCGATAGTTTTAACAATAACCACCATATTACCGAGTGTAGAACGTAATATGCCCGAAATAATTGATAAGTATCCACTAAATACTTGTTTTACACCTTCCCATAAAAGCTTAAAGTCTCCTGTAAACAAACCTTTGAATATTTTAATAACGCCACGAATGACATTAAGTCCACCTTGGACTATTTCACGCAAACTAGTGAACACATTGATAACAATTTGTTTAATACCACCGAATATAATGCCAAAGAAAGCCTTTATACCCGACAATATCGGTTTAATTACACCATTAAATAACGAATTCAAAATTGAGCCTACTGCAATCTTGATAGTAGTAAATACCATGATAATAAAATCGCCATTTTGTTTCCAAAATGTTTTAAAGAAAGCACCGATAATAGCAGATGTTGTTTTTATGAAGTTAACAAAATCATTGTAAGCACCACGTACCATTAAAAGAGTAGAATAAAATTGTTTCGCTGCTTCATCAGGTAGTATCTTTTTAAGAATGTTTAAACCTTTTCCAGAATTATTATTCATAATAGCGCCGATTGCACTAAAGAATTGTTTAATTACATTCCCTAAACCAATGAAAGCGTTTTTTATTGGTGTGACTACTGTGTTGACGATATTTCTAAATGTTTCTGATTTTTTATAAGCAACTACAAAAGCTGTTCCTATACCTGCAATAGCTGCAACTGCGATACCAACTGGACCTGTTAATGCAGTCATTAGTCCACCAATTAAAGGTATTTTAGTTAATAGTTGCGCTATATTAGGTAAAACGCCTTTAATACCACCATTAAATAGACTGAAGAACTTAGCCCCGCCTTTAGTAGCATTAAGTAACGTCATAGCTTCTGAAATACCTACGATGCTATGTGCTAATACACCAGTTGCAACAATAAGTGGAGGTATGGCAGCACCTAACAACGTAAATGCTGCGATGGCTATCTTAGTAGCATTACTTGTCCCTTGTAAGTGTTCGAATAGTCCAGTCAACTTATCTGCTAAGAATGAAACGATAGGCGCAACTGCATCTCCAATTGTTCTAGCAAAGTTGATGAAAGTATTTTTTAACATTTTCAACTTACTACCCATTGTTTCATAACGGATGTTAGCTTCATCAGTCAAAGCACTATTTTCTTTCCAACCTTCTGAGCCTGTTTTAAGTGCTTTATCTAGAACTTGATGATTGTTAGCCATACGTCTAATTGTGTCGGCTTCTCTTATCCCTTTGATACCTACATCATCTAAGGCTTTTAATACACCTTTTGCGCCACCTTCAGTGTCACCTAAGCCTTTAACGAACATTGATAACGCTTTACTAGGATTATCCTCCCAGATTTGTGCAAATTCTTTACCACTAACGCCTGCAGTTTTAGCGAAGCTATCTAAAGTGTCACCACCTTCGGCAACAGATTTGGTCATCTTATTCCAAATTTGTGTCATGGCAGTACCGCCAGCTTCTGCCTCAATTCCTACTGATGACATCGCTGCACTGACTGACATAATTTCATCAGAACTAAAACCTGCTTGTGCGCCTGCACCAGCTAAACGTTGTGCCATTTCAACAATTTCTTTTTCGGTTGTGGCTGTACTATTACCTAAAGCGACAACTGTTGAACCTAATCTATCTACATCTTTAATTGGCATATTTGCAGCATTAGCA